ATTCAGGAACTCGATAACGGACCCACACCAATGCCGTTAAAGAGCGGGTTTAATATGGAAACGGCTTATCGGGTGCTGGGTTGTTTTAACCCATCTGAAACGTCAGATGCATATTACATACTGGCTAATGATCGGGATGAAACGTGGTTTATATGTAACCGACATGTTCGCGTTGTATGTGTGGATAATAAACGGAAAGAATTCCGTTACCCGATCTCTGTCCTGAACCTTCACTGAACAAATAAAGCAAAACTCAAACTGGCTGCCTACGGGCGGCCTTTTTCATTTCCCCTCGCTCAGAGAGGATGCACAGCAATAGAGGGGGGATACATGTCCGATCCGGTTTCAGGAACTGTCGCGGCAGGTGCTGCGCTTACTGGTGCGAGCATCTACGGACTGCTGACCGGCACAGATTACGGCGTAATTTTTGGTGCGTTTGCCGGTGCTGTCTTTTATGTTGCCACCGCGGCAGACCTGACCCTGATCCGGCGCGCGGCCTATTTCGTTGTTTCTTACATCGCTGGCGTTTACGGTGCCGGGCTGGTGGGCTCCAAACTTGCCAGCTGGACGGAATACAGCGACAAGCCGCTTGATGCACTGGGGGCCGTTATCCTCTCTGCGCTGACGATTAAAATCCTGACGTTCGCCAGCCAGCAAGACCCCGCGCAGTGGTTCCAGCGGTGGAGAGGAGGAGCCAATGGTAATAAGTGATCCGCTGGTACTGACCAACGTGGCGACGTGCTCGGCCATTGTGCTGAGGCTGATGCTGTTCCGTAAACCCGGAGCCCGGCATCGCTGGTGGGCATCATGGCTGGCATACCTGATTATCCTGGCGTATGCATCCGTACCGTTCCGCTACTTCTTCGACTTTTACGTCCACACACACTGGGCGTCGGTCATCATCAACTTAATCATCTGCGCCGCCGTGTTCCGTGCCCGGGGCAACGTGGCGCGCCTGTTTCAGGTACTGAGGCCCGAATGAACCAACAACAATTTCAGCAGGCGGCTGGTTTAAGCGCCAGCTTGGCTGCGCGCTGGTTCCCGCACATTGATGCGGCGATGCGCGAGTTCGGCATCACTGCGCCGGTCGATCAGGCAATGTTCATCGCGCAGGTCGGTCATGAAAGCACCGGATTTACCAGGCTGGAGGAGAGCTTCAACTACAGCATCGCAGGGCTGAAGGGTTTTGTCCGGGCTGGCCGTTTAACTCAGGATCAGGCCAACATACTAGGCCGCCGCACGTATGAAAAGGTGCTGCCCCTTGAGCGTCAGCGCGCGATCGCCAATCTGGTTTACAGCAAGCGCCTCGGTAATAACGCCCCGGGTGATGGCTGGAAATATCGCGGACGCGGCTTAATCCAGATTACCGGGCTCGAGAATTACCGCGACTGCGGAGCCGCGTTGAAACTCGACCTTGTGAGCACGCCGGAACTGTTTTCCGAAGACGCCACCGCAGCGCGCTCTGCAGCATGGTTCTATACCAGCAAAGGCTGCCTTAAATATCCGGGCGATGTGCTGCGCGTTACGCAGATTATTAATGGCGGGCAGAACGGGCTGGAAGACAGACGGGCCCGCTATGCGGCAGCGCGCCGGGTGCTCTGATGGCGGCGCTATGGGGCTTTGTGCGGGCATGGTGGAAGCCGCTACTCTTGCTTGCCGCTGTGGGATTTGCGCTTTATTACCGGGCCTCGCTCACAAAAGCAGAGGCATCTTTAACCGAAGTTAATCATGAATTAAAACTGGCTAAAGATGACATTGAGGATATGCAGCGCCGTCAGCGGGATGTGGCTACTCTCGATGCCAAATACACGAAGGACTTAGCGGATGCTCAGAAAAATATTGCTCAGCTTGAGCGCGATGTGGCTGCTGGCCGTAAGCGGCTGCAGCTCAACGCCACCTGTTCCGCGCAGGGAGCGCCCGGCACCACCCGCGTGGATGATGGAGCCAGCCCCCGACTTACTGACGCCGCTGAACGGGATTATTTCACCCTCAGGGAGCGGATCGAGACCGTGACCAGGCAGTTGAGCGGATTGCAGGCTTATGTTCGGGAGCAGTGCTTAAGATAAAAAAAAGCCCCATGGCTGGGGCTACAACAGGAGATCCTGCTTTTTGGTTATTCGACTAATTGCAAAAGCAGTTTTGGCCTTGTTTCCCTGATGTTGAACTAATTTCATGTTTTGCGAGGATGAGATTTATAGCACTCACACATGAAGGTTCAGCAATGCTTATACGTAGGAGCCACTCTACTAACAAGCTGGTAATAAGTGTTGTCTATATATTTCATATAACAAGCGACAGTTAGTGTTCTAAGAGTTATCTGAACAAACCTGTACGTTAAATTGATACTAATACGTATATATCCTTTTGAGATGCTGGGGTGTGAATTCAATTAAATTTTATTATCAATATGAAACAAAACCGGAGAGGCCGAAAACTGTTGCTCAGATTGATAAGCTGCGCAATCACCTCGGCATACCAGCACTGATTAACGTTGAACAGCTTCTGAATAAATAAAAACCTTTAACTTTAGCAGTCATGAACATGAAGCCACCCGTTTTGCTGGTGGCTTTTTTATTGGAGCTACCACTATGCCATCCGCTATCCCTCGAGCTTGCCGCAAGCGCGGATGTCCCGGCACTACTACAGACCGTTCGGGTTACTGCGAGGCTCACCGTAATGAAGGCTGGCAGCAGCACCAGCGAGGGCTGAGCCGCCACCAGCGCGGCTACGGCAGTAAGTGGGATATCATCCGCGCCCGCATCCTTAAACGTGACAGGCACATCTGCCAGGAGTGTCTGCGCAACGGCAGGCCAGTCCCTGCCACTACCGTTGATCACATCAAACCCAAAGCACACGGCGGCACCGATGAAGATAGCAATCTGGTTGCGATCTGCTTCAAGTGCCATAAAGCCAAAACCGCACGGGATCGCTTAAACCGAAACTGACCCTTACAGGTGAAAGCATGACTGATTCATTAATTGATTCAGGGCGCACGCACGTCGGCGCTAAGGCATTGCGACCTGCTTGTTCCGTTGAGGGGTGTGGATTGCCAACAAGGGCCAACAACACACCGTATTGTGAAAAGCATTACATGCGGGTTCGTCGACATGGCTCGACAGAAAAGTTAAGCACACTCAAGCCAGGCAACCTTATTCACTCGGGTGGTTATGTGCTGGTAAATGCTCCCACTCACCCGTTAAGCCGTAACAGTAACCGAGCCTATGAGCATCGCGTCGTCTACCACCAACACCATGGTGACGGCCCTTTCAGCTGCCATTGGTGCGGCACAATGGTTACCTGGGATGATATGCATGTCGATCATCTCGATGACTGCAAAACCAATAACGCTGAGTCAAACCTTGTTGCCAGCTGCGCCTTGTGTAATCAGAAGCGCGGCAGTGAAAAGATGAAGGCCACCCACAGAAATAAGTCGCACAGACGTTACACGGCTCATGGCAAGACAATGTGTCTCAGTGAATGGGCTGAGTACCTTGGCATTTCACGCAACTCGATTGAGTACCGACTGAAAGCAGGCTGGGATATCAACAAAGTGTTTAGCCCACGCATCGGTAACAGCGGCCCTCCAAGTAAGAAGCTCGGCAGAACGGTGCATGACAACATCAAATGAGAATCAGTATCGACAAATGATTTCAAATACAATCATTTCTGTCGTAATGATATCGATTCTCATCAACAGGGGAGGGCGGGTCGAAAGTTCAGGGCCATGCCTACTAAGGACCGCCGCCTAACCCTTTTTCACACCGCCGCAGGTTAGAAAACTTTTTTATGGGGTCCCCCACTCGATGATTAATAGGAGTTTTCGATTATGTCCGGACCACCGAAAACCCCGACCCATCTGCGTTTGGTGAGGGGTAACCCATCAAAACGCCCCATCAATAAAAACGAGCCACAACCCCCTGCAGGGGTACCCCCAACTCCTAAGCATTTCGACAAACAGGCGAAGTACTGGTTTAAGCGAATGGCCGAAGAGCTGGATGCCGTTGGCGTCATTTCCCAGCTGGACGCCCGCGCGCTCGAATTACTGGTTGAGGCTTATACCGAGTACCGCCACCACTGCGATACGCTGGAAATCGAGGGGTATACATACCGCACTGAAACGCAGACGGGGGATGTACTGATTAAGGCGCATCCGGCAGCAATGATGAAGGCAGATGCCTGGAAGCGGCTGCGCGCCATGCTGGCAGAGTTCGGGATGACGCCAGCCAGCCGGTCGAAGGTCAGCGCCAAGACGCCGGACGCGGTTGATCCGCTGGCTGAGTTCATGAAAGCGAGGGATTAATGGCTAAGGTTGCCGATGGTATCCGCTACGCCGAACGCGTCGTGGCGGGGAAGATTATTGCCTGTGAATACGTCCGGCTGGCCTGCCAGCGTTTTCTGGACGATCTGCAAAACGGCGAGGCGCGGGGTATTTTTTTCAGCGAGCCCCGCGCCCAGCACATCCTGAATTTTTATAAGTTCATCCCGCATGTGAAAGGCGCCCAGGCCGGGCAGCCGATCGCCCTGATGGACTGGCATGTTTTCATTCTTATCAATATTTACGGTTTCGTTATTCCGCTGGTTGATGAGGAAACCGGCGGGGTGGTGCTGCGGAATGATGGCAGCGGCCGCCCGGTAATGGTGCGGCGGTTCCGTACTGCTTACAACGAGGTGGCGCGTAAGAACGCCAAATCCACACTCTCTTCCGGGGTTGGCCTGTACATGACGGGCGCGGATGGCGAAGGTGGGGCCGAGGTCTACTCTGCGGCCACAACCCGCGATCAGGCGCGCATCGTTTTCGAAGATGCCAAAAATATGGTGAAAAAAGCGAAATCGACGCTTGGGCGCCTGTTCGAGTTCAACAAGCTGGCTATCTATCAGGAGCAAAGTGCCTCTAAATTTGAGCCGCTTTCCAGTGACGCTAACAACCTGGACGGCCTGAATATTCACTGCGGCATTGTTGACGAGCTGCACGCTCATAAAACCCGTGACGTATGGGACGTTCTGGAGACGGCGACCGGTGCGCGCCTGCAGTCCCTGCTGTTTGGTATCACCACTGCGGGCTTTAACAAAGAAGGCATCTGCTACGAGTTGCGCGATTACGCCATTAAGGTGCTGCGCGGTTTTAACAGTGAGGTGGAAGGTGCCGTTAAGGACGATACCTTTTTCGCCATCATCTACACGCTGGACGACGGCGACGATCCGTTCGACGAAACGGTCTGGCAAAAGGCGAATCCCGGACTGGGGATCTGCAAGCGCTGGGACGATTTACGCCGCCTTTCGAAGAAAGCAAAAGAGCAGGTATCAGCACGCGTTAATTTCTTCACTAAACATATGAATATCTGGGTGACGGCGGAGTCCTCCTGGATGGACATGCTGAAGTGGGAAAAATGCGAATTTATCGCGCCGACGCATGAGCTGAAAACTTACCCGCTGTGGGTCGGCGTCGACCTGGCGAACAAAATTGATATCTGTGCTGCGGTAAAAGCCTGGCGATCGCCTGATGGTCACGTTCACGCCGACTTTAAATTCTGGCTGCCCGAGGGGCGGCTGGAAAAATGTTCGCGGCAGATGGCCGAGCTCTACCGGAAATGGGCTGAGCTCGACAAACTTATCCTGACGGATGGCGACGTTATCGATCATGCGCAGATCAAAGAAGAGCTGCAGCAGTGGGTCAGCGGGGAAAGTCTAAAAGAAATAGGCTTCGATCCGTGGAGCGCGACGCAGTTCAGTCTGGCGCTTGCTGAAGAGGGTTTACCCCTTGTGGAAGTGCCGCAGACGGTGCGCAATTTCTCCGAGGCCATGAAAGAGGTTGAGGCGCTGGTTTACGGCGGCCGGTTTCACCACAGCAATCACCCCGTGATGAACTGGATGATGTCGAACGTCACGGTGAAGCCGGATCGTAACGACAACATCTTTCCCAACAAATCGACACCTGAGGCCAAGATTGATGGTCCGGCTGCGCTGTTCACCGCGATGAGTCGTCTGCTCGTTAACGGTGGCAATGACCAGCAGGATCTGAGCGGCTTCTTTGATAATCCCATCATGGTAGGTTTCTGATGAAGAAAAATAAGCAGCCAGGCAGGGTGAAAAGCGCCCTGCTTAACTGGCTGGGCGTCCCCATCAGCCTGACCAACGGGACGTTCTGGCAGGAATGGTACGGTACGAGCAGCAGCGGGAAGGTGGTCACCGCGGATAAGGCTATCCAGCTGTCAGCAGTCTGGGCCTGCGTCCGGCTGCTGAGCGAGTCAATATCAACGCTACCGCTGAAGATTTACGAGCGGCAGCCTGACGGCTCGCGCAGGCTGGCCCAACAGAATCAGGTTTACCAGGTACTTTGTCGCCGTCCGAATCTGGAGATGACACCATCGCGGTTTATGCTGATGCTGGTGGCGAGTATCTGTCTTCGTGGAAACGCCTTCGTGGAGAAGCTGTTTATCGGCAACAAACTGGTCTCGCTGGTGCCGTTGCTTCCCCAGAATATGGTGGTTAAACGCCTCGATACCGGCCGGCTTGAGTACACCTACACCGAGAACGGTACTGCGCGTGTCATTGCGGAAAGAAACCTGATGCACATTCGCGGCTTCGGTCTTGACGGGGTCTGCGGCATGATGCCGCTGAGTTCCGGGCGCGATGTGATCGGTGCCGCAATGGCGGTCGAAGAGTCGGCTGCCAAAATATTTGAGAACGGTCTGCAGAGTTCGGGTTTTCTCTCAGCAGATATGCCGCTGGATAAAGAGCAACGCGAACGGCTGCGCAGCTACATGGCACAGTTCACCAGTTCAAAGAATGCCGGGAAAATCATGGTGCTTGAAGGCGGTCTGAAATATCAGAACGTCACGATGAATCCGGAAGCGGCCCAGATGCTGGAGACGCGCTCTTTTGGCATTGAGGAATTCTGCCGCTGGTTCCGCGTGCCGCCGTTTATGGTCGGGCATACCTCAAAGCAGAGCAGCTGGGCATCAAGCCTGGAGGGGATGAACCTGCAGTTTCTGACCCACACGCTGCGCCCGCTGCTGGTCAATATTGAGCAGGAGATTTCCCGCTGTCTGCTGAATGGTGAAGAGGATATCTTTGCCGAGTTTTCTGTCGAGGGGCTGCTTCGTGCCGACAGCGCAGGTCGCGCCGCCTACTATACCAGCGCGCTGCAGAACGGCTGGATGTCACGCAACGATGTGCGCCGGCTGGAAAATCTGCCTCCCATTGAGGGTGGAGATATTTACACGGTGCAGCTGAACCTGACGCCGCTTGAGGACCTTAAAAAGAACAGCCCGGCAGCGCAGGCCGCCGCGATTCGTCAGCTTCACAGTCACGTTTTCCCCGACATTCCCTTCGAACAGTCCCCGCTGAAGCAGGCGGCATAGGAGCATCCATGACCATTAAAAGCCTTCCGGCGGCGCCGGAGGGGCGACCTTTTGCGCGCGAAAAACCAGACCTGCCTGCTGCGGCGATGGAACGCTGGAACGGGAGCATCCGTGCGGCGCGCGACGGTGATAACAGTATCTCGATTTTTGACGTGATCGGCGCAGATTACTGGGGCGAGGGCGTCACCGCGAGCCGTATCGCCGGTGCGCTTCGTTCGCTTAATGGCGCAGACGTTACGGTCAACATCAACAGCCCCGGCGGCGACATGTTCGAAGGGCTGGCGATTTACAACCTGCTTCGTGAGTACGACGGCAAAGTCACCGTGAAAGTGCTGGGGCTGGCGGCCTCTGCGGCGTCGATTATCGCAATGGCAGGCGATGAAGTGCAGATAGGCCGCGGCGCGTTCCTCATGATCCACAACTGCTGGGTCTGTGCGATGGGCAACCGTCACGACCTGGCGCAGATTGCCACTGACATGGCGCCGTTTGATAAAGCCATGAGCGATATCTACCAGGCGCGCAGCGGCCTCGACGCCGCCACCGTCGACAAAATGATGGACGGTGAAACCTATATTGGCGGCAGCGAAGCCGTGGAAAAGGGCTTTGCTGACAGCCTGCTGTCTGCTGATGAAATCGCCGACGACGAGGAAAGCCCAGCCGCCGCGCTGCGCAAGCTTGATGCGTTACTGGCGAAAGCAAACACGCCACGGTCTGAACGCCGAAAACTGCTTAAAGCCTTATCGGGCAGCATGCCGGGCGCTGCTGCCACCCCTGACGGTACGCCGAGCGCTGCCACCATCGAAAAAGAAACCATTGACCGTCTGGAAGCCGCTATTAGCGGACTGAAAGCGGCTGCCCAGTAAATACGGAGAAGTTATGTCTGAAGTAAACGAGATCCTGAAAAAAGTCAGCGCCAGCATTGAAGAGGCCACCGGCAAATTCAACGCCAAAGCAGAAGAGGCGCTGAAAGAAGCCCAGAAAACCGGCAAGTTGTCGGCAGAAACTAAAGAAACCGTCGACAAAATGGCCTCAGAGTTTAACGCCCTGAAAGAGGCGGAAAAGACGCTCAAGGCCGCGCTCGGCGAGCTGGAGCAGCAGGTCGCTCAGATGCCTCTGGCGAATGCAGCAAAAGTGGTCGAAACCGTCGGTCAGACCGTTATCAGCAGCGAAGCACTTAAAGCGTTCGCCGCCAGCGTTGAGGGTGGCAAGCGCGTGAGCGTGCCGGTCAATGCTGCACTGATATCAACTGACGTGCCAACCGGTGTGGTAGAGCCGCAACGCCTGCCGGGTATCGACACCGCGCCGAAGCAGCGCCTGTTCATCCGCGACCTGATCGCTCCGGGCCGTACCGCTGCACCGGCAATCTTCTGGGTACAGCAGACGGGTTTCACCAATGCCGCAAAAGTGGTACCGGAAGGTACCACCAAGCCGTACAGCGATATCCAGTTCGCCACGCAGATCACGCCAGTGACCACCATTGCGCACATGTTCAAAGCGTCCAAGCAGATCCTGGACGACTTCGCGCAGCTGCAGTCCACGATTGATGCGGAAATGCGATATGGCCTGAAGTATGTCGAAGAGCAGGAAATCCTGTTTGGCGACGGCACCGGCGCGCATCTGAAAGGCATCGTGCCGCAGGCGTCCGCCTTCAGCGCCGCGTTTGAAGTCGAGAAACAGAATGGAATTGACGTGCTTCGGCTGGCGATGCTGCAGGCACAGCTGGCGCGCTTCCCGGCGTCCGGCCATGTTCTGCACTTCATCGACTGGGCGAAGATTGAACTCACCAAAGACAGCCTGGGCCGCTACATCCTGGCGAATCCGGCGGCGCTGAGCGGGCCGACCCTATGGGGCCTGCCGGTGGTGGCGACCGAAACGGCAGCGTTCCAGGGCAAGTTCCTGACCGGTGCTTTCAACGCGGCGGCGCAGCTCTTCGACCGTGAAGACGCCAACGTGGTGATCTCCACTGAAAACGCCGATGACTTCGAGAAGAACATGATCTCGATTCGTTGTGAAGAGCGCCTTGCGCTGGCGGTGAAACGCCCGGAGGCGTTCATCTATGGTGCGTTTACTGCGCCTGCCGCCGGTGGCGGTGCGTAATTCTTAACAGCGGCTCCCGGGCCGCTTTTCTTTTCCCTGAAGGAGAACGTCATGAAGCTGATCGCTATCAAGCCCATTTACTTTGAAGGCAATGTGCTGACTGAAGGTGCCGAGTTCGAAACGCTCGATCAGCACGGTCGCGAGCTTGTGAAGCGCGGTTACGCAGAAGAGCCCGGCCAGAAAAAGGCTGATACCGAAAAAGACCCCGATCCGAAAGGAAAGGGCAAGGCCAAATAAGGGGCGCAAATGCTGACCAAAGAGCAGGTTAAGCATCACTGCAATATCGAGCCGGATTTTACAGAGGACGACAACTGGATCGAAAACAGCATAAAGGCGGCTGCGCGGTATGTGGAAACGTGGACCCGCCGCCGGCTTTATGATTCACCTGAAGATCCAGGCTACCTTTCCGACCCTGACCACATGCTTTACAGCGCTGATATTGAAATGGCGATGCTGATGCTTATCGGGCACTGGTACGCGAACCGTGAAGCGGTCAACGTGGGTAACGTTACGTCTGCTCTGGCCTTCTCCACCGAAGCACTGCTTCAACCTTACCGGGTGTATGGCGTATGAAAGCAGGAAGACTACGGCACAGGGTAAGCCTGCAAAAACCAGCGACCGGGCGGCTACCGTCCGGGCAACCGGCAACAGGATGGATTGATGTTGCTTCGGTACGCGCAGAAGTCGCAGATGTATCGGGACGGGAGATGATGGATGGTGGCGCAGAGCTGAGCAGCACCACTACCCGAATCTGGATGCGGCAGTATCCGGGTATTCCGGTAACGACAGGCTGGCGCGCCGTTCACCTGCCGCCTACCGGCAAAGGTGAAATATACGATATCAGTTCGGTTATCTCTGCGGAAAACGGCACCAGACTTGAACTGCTCTGCGAGAAGGGGGTGAAGCAGTGATATCGACGAATCTTGATTTTTCCGGACTGGCCGGCATTGCAAAGGATCTGGAAACACTCAGCCGCGCAGAAAATAACAAGGTATTACGTGACGCGACGCGTGCGGGTGCTGAAGTTCTGAAGGATGAGGTCGAAAAGAGGGCCCCCGTCAAAACTGGCAAGCTGAAGAAAAATGTTGTGGTCGTGACGCAGAAAGCGCGTCGCCGCGGCGACATTTCATCAGGGGTACATATCCGCGGCGTCAATCCGGTCACAGGTAACAGTGACAGCACCATGAAGGCCAGCAATCCGCGTAACGCATTTTACTGGCGCTTCGTTGAGCTTGGCACATCAGCTATGCCTGCGCACCCTTTTGTGCGTCCGGCCTTCGATACCCGCCATGAAGAGGCCACGCAGGTGGCGTTGCAGCGGATGAATCAGGCGATCGATGAGGTGCTGGCGAAGTGACGGAGGCTGATATTTACGCGCGACTCAGTACACTGGCAGGCGGCAATGTTTTCCCGTATGTCGCTCCTCAGGGCACAGCAGCCCCGTGGGTGGTTTTTCTTCTGCCCTCGTCTGCCAGCGAGGATGTTTTATGCGGACCGGCAGAAACCGACTGCACGGTTCAGGTAGATGCCTGGGCCAGCTCGATTGACGACGCCCGCGCGTTGCGCGAGCAGGTTAAATCTGCTCTCGCTGATCTGCATCCTGTTGGTCTGAACGAGATTAATGGTTACGAGCCCGATACTGAGCTGTACCGCGCCACGCTCGAAGTTCAGATCTGGCAATAATCCACTCTGCCGCCTCCGGGCGGCTTTTTTATATCCGGAGCTCTCTATGTCCTCAAAATACGAAAAAACGCAGGGAACGAAAATTAACGTTTCCGCCGATCCGGCAACGGTGCCTAACCCCACCGGTGCGACCTGGCAGTCCATTAACTGTTCGACCAAAGAACTCAGCTATACCGGCGGGCAGAAATCGGATATCGACACCACCACACTTTGCTCCACCGAGCAGGAGATGACGAATGGCCTGGCTGCGCCCGGGGAAATGACGGTTTCCGGTAACTGGTCAGCCGATGAAGAAGGTCAGAACACGCTTCGCGCCGCCTACGATACCGATGCACTGCATGCGTTTCAGGTGATTTTTCCCTCCGGTAATGGTTATGCGTTCCTGGCAGAAGTACGCCAGAACAGCTGGAGCCTGGGCACAGCCGGGGTGGTGACGGCGTCGTTTACGCTGCGCATCAAAGGAAAACCCGTCCCGATCGTACCGGCCCCGGCAGCAGGTTAATCACAGCGGCGAAAGCCGCTTTTTTAATGCTAAAACGAGAGTTATGAAATGGAAAAGCAGGTTTCACAGAGTTCCCTTCGCGCGCTTGCGCTGGCACCGATGGCGGGCTTCCGTACAAAAGTCGTGACGGTACCTGAATGGGAAAACGCCACGGTAAAACTGCGTGAGCCTTCCGCTCAGGCCTGGCTGGAATGGCAGCAGGTGCTTAACCCTAAGCAGACAGATGGCGAAACGGATGAATTGACGGCTGCAGAGCGCGCGCTGCGTAACAAGAGCGCTGACGTCGTGTTGTTTATTGATGTACTTCTTGAAGAAGATGGCACGCAGGTCTTTTCTGAAGAAGACAAGCCGCAGGTGGAGCTGTTTTATGGCCCGGTGCACGCCCGTCTTCTTAAGCAGGCGCTCGATCTGACCACCTCGGCCGCCGAAGTGGAAAAGCCGTAAGCCAGCCCGGCACCTTCTTCCTGATGACGCTGGCGCTGCGTCTGGGCCGTACGCTTCACGAACTGAAGCAGACAATGACGGCGAGCGAGTTGCGTATGTGGATCGAATTTGACCGCCAGAACCCCATCAGCGACCGGCGCGGCGATATCCAGGCTGCGCAGGTTTCCGCCGCGGTACTCAATTCGCAGGGTGCAAAGTTAAGCATTGATGATGTGATCCTGCAGTGGAACGCCCCGGAGCAGGAAGAGAGTAGCGCCGGGCTGGAAGGCTTCTTTGCCGCGCTGGCTGGGTAGTCAGCACAAGTGACATTTCATATTGTTAATATTAGGATTAAGCCTGATAGTTAAATATAAAGGATATGATATGGAGTTGTTTCTTGTTGACGCTGTACTTGGAATTATTCCCGCTCTGATAGCGCATAGTAAAGGGCGCTAATT